AACAAGAGTTATTACAACAGCTTAAAGATTATGAACCTGTATCAAAACCTAAAGGAACAGAGACTTTTTATGAAGATGCTAAAGATATAATTAAACAAGAGATAGGTGAAGATGAATATAATAGATTAGAAAAACAACAAGGTAAGATATTGACACAACAAGAAGTTAAAGAAATGAAACCTGTTAAAGCATATAGGACAGGTGAAAAGATAGGTAGGACACAAGAGCGTAATAAGCTAACAATGAAAATAAACTCTAAGAAAGCTAGTGTTGAACAGATAAAGAAAGCTTTAACTGATTATGCGAGTAAACATTTAGCATTTGAAGATAAAGGTAAATTATTAGTCAAAGTTAGAGATGTAAAAACTAAGGCTGGTTTACAAAAAGCAATAGATTTAGTAGATGAGATCGAAGAGAAAGCACAACGAGGAGAAGCTATAAATAGTCTTAAAAAAACTATAAAAAAGATTGATATTAAAAAGCTTAGACCTGAATATAAAAAAGAGATTATGGGATTAATTGATAGTGTAGATTTAGTAAATAGACGTGATAAAACAATAGAATCTTTAAATAATACATTAAAGTTTTTAGAAGAAAACGAAGATAACAATATTCCTGAAGAAAGATTAAGACAATTAAGAATATTAGAAAAGAAAAAGATAAAAGATTTAACATTAGATGATATAGATTTATTACATAATAGTATAAAACACGCTAAACATTTGATGGATATAAAAAATAAAATGTTATTAGGTAATAAATATAGAGAGTTTGCAGAAATCAAAAATGAAGCGGTAAATAACATAAAAAAACGGAAAAAAATAAATGAAGAATCAGATATTATAAGTGAAACAGATAAGCCTGAAAAAGAAGGGATATTTAAAAAATTTTTTAAAGTATTTTCGTTAAATCCTGAACTTATAACACAAAAACTAGATAATAAAGATAATGGTATAATACAGAAGATATTGTATAGAGACCTAGATGTTGCAGAAACTAGAAGAATAGAATATGTAAATGAAGCTTATAAAGAAATAAAAGAAAAAATAGATTTTGATTTTGAAACATATAGCTCATTGTTTATACCTAAAGAAAGTAAAGCTAAACAAAAACTAGGTATACAAAAAAGTATAGATTGGCAAAATTTAGAACTTCCTAGCGGTAGAAAAATTAAATTATCTAAAGGTAGCAGAATAGCTTTATATTTAGATAGTTTAAATAAAAAGAATTTAAGGCATGTATTAGAAGGTGGGTTTAGTTTTCATGAAAATCAAGCCAGGATAAACAAATTAACTTCTGAAGATTTAGAATATATAATTGGAACAATGACAAAAGAAGAGTATAAAATAGGTGATGCGATATATAATTATTTGAATACTACACAGAAAAAGAAATTAAATGAAGTATCAGCTGAATTAAACGGATTTGATGTTGCAGTTGAAGATAATTATTTTCCTATTGCAACAAATTCATTGGCTAGGGTACAAGATAAATTAAGCAAATCTCCACAAGCTAAGTTTATACGCAAAACTCTTGAAGGTCGAGGTTTCCTTAAAGAAAGAACGAATGCTAATACTCCTATAATATTAGAAGATGCTTTTTTAGCATTAACCAAATCTATAAAACAATCTGCGGCATATTATGCTTATGCTAAACCTTTGAGGAATGCTAGAAGTTTGTTGGGTGATCCTGATTTTAAAACATCAGTAATAAAATATTATGGTAAATCTTATTTAAAAGATTTGAATAATTATATCGATGGGGTTGAAGGTAATTCTGCGAATATTAGCGGAATTGAAAAAATTACATTAGATTTAATAAACAAATTTGATTTAGCGATATTAGGATTAAATCCATGGACAATGTTAAAACAAACAATCTCTTACTGGGGTTCTGCAACAGAAATGAAGTTTAAATATTTAATTAATGCTAGAACATTAATGCCTGCTTCTAAAAAAATAATAAGTAAATGGTCGCCTCAATTAGGAGAGAGATTTAAAGGGCATGTTACTAGAGAAATGGGGGAAGTTAGTCAAGCTGGCGAGGTTAGAAGTAGATGGTTAGATAAGTCTCCATTAAGTCAACAAGTAATGAAAGGTATAGCAGAATTTGACTATCAAGCTATAGGTAGAATATGGAATGCAGTGTCTTATGAAATAGATGACACAACAGATTTAAAAGGTGATGCTAGAATGAAAGCTATTGCTGCACGAGCTGAAGAAGTAGTACGAAGAACACAGCCTACTTTTAGTTTAAAAGATAGATCGACAATAGGCAGAGAAAGAGCATTATTTGTTAGATTAGCGACTAAATATACTTCTCAGTTGAACAAAAACTTTATAATGATAAATAGAGCTTTTGAAAAATATAGAGTTAGTAATCATACATCAGCAGACAAAGTTGAATTAATAAAATCAATAAGTGTAGTTACTGTACTAATGAATAGTTTATTGCTTGGAATAAATAAATTGAGAGATTTGGCTTATGGAAGAAAATCTAAAAAAGGTAAAAATAAATATATGTTATTATTTTTAGATTTACTCGAAGCTAATCTAAATGCGGTGTATTTTGTTGGCAACGCTTTTACTACAATAAAAAATAAATATATATATGGTAAATGGTCTGATTTTGGGACAAAAAATGTGTTAGAATCTGCTAGCGAAACAAGCTGGGAAGCAATGGTTGATCTTGTAAATGCAATAGATCAAGCTATGAGTAAAGAAAGGTATGCCTCTGGTAGCAAAAGGGGGCAATATAAATGGAAAAATACAACTAAAAGTTTTTTGAATAATACATTATCTGTAGCGTCTAAATTTAAAGGAATACCTTATGAGAATTTAGTTAGAATATATAAAATATTTAATAGAAAGAAAAAAACTAAAAGAAGAAGGGTATATTAATGACTTGCGAAAAACACGACCAAACAATGGAAAGAATATTTAACAGTATCAATAGTTTAGATAATAAAATGAATCTAGTCGTTGAGAGAGAAAATGTGTCTAAAGATAGAGTTGATAAGATTGAAGCAGATTTATATAATAAAGATACAGGATTTTTCAATAGTATCTCGTCTAAATTAGCAGGGTTAAAAACTCATATAGGTATTATGTGGGGATTAATGTTATTAGTCGTGAGTGGAGCAGTAGGAACATTATTTTATTTGTTTCGTCATATAATAGTAATTTTAAATCAAGGAGCATAAGTCATGAATAATCTAAACAGTAAAAAGTTTATAGCATTTGTAATTGCTACAATAGTATTTATTATTGTATATTTTACAAATTATTTACAGCATACAGTTACAATAGATTTCAGTTTTAACATGGCACTTATGTATGTAAAATTTATATTGATAGCTTATTTGGTTTCTACATTTTCAGAAAAATTAATGGCAAAATTTATTGATAAATTAGATATAGGAGATATAATAAAAGAGTTATTATCAAAATTAAGAAGGGGGAAAAAATGAGTAATGAATTAAAACCTAAGGAATTTATCGAAAAAAATACCGATCTTGTGAAAAAGATTAGAGAGGTTGCAGAGCAAATATTAATTGTCAATAGAGATCAAATATTATCTTTTAAAAATGAAAAACAATTTTTAGATTATATGGCGTCTGTAGCAGATGATATGATTCAATTAAATGCAATAGCTGAAACTATAGATGAATTAATTGCTAAGATAGCATTCAAATATTTAGATAAATTAGTATTAGATAAATTTTTGGGTGATGATTGGTTTATTAAATTACAAACTTGGTTAAAAAATATAGAGATTAAGGTGGCAGGATAATGCTGAAAGAAAAAGATATATTTCATTTGATGATCGTTAGACAGATATATGCGACTGCGTCAACGATAGGCTACTTATACATTAATGGTAAGTTTACTTGTTATGTATTAGAGGATGCAGTTAGATTGGAAGGTTTAAAAATAAAAGAAAAAACAGCTATTCCAGCAGGGTTTTATCGAGTTACAATAGAAGAATCAAAAAGGTTTGGTAGAGGTATGTTGACAATTAATGATGTGCCAAATTTTACAGGTATTCGTATTCACGGCGGTAATACTGCTGAAGATACGGCTGGATGCCCTCTTGTAGCATATAATTGGGTTAAGCCTAATATTAAGGATACAGATAATATGATATATAAGAGTGCTGAACAAGATATAAAAGAATTAGTGCAAAATCAACTATTAGACACATATATTTCAATAATTAATTTATTATAATTTTTTGCGAAATAGCCCTTTATTTATAAGGCTTTTCCAAGCGGGGATAAACACCCCGCTTATTTTTTTCTTAAATATTTCATCTCTTCTTTTATTACTCCGCCCTAACCAAATCAGTCTTCCACTCTTCAAGCTTTAAATTTAATATATCTATTCCATTCTTGCTTATGTTATTAAGCTGTCCTATCTGTCCACTCTGTGCTATCTTAGGTACGAGATACATTGTTGTTAGTGTCTTAGACGATGGAATAAATGTACTTAATAAAAACATAAAAATACAAATTATTATTAAACTTATATGTAACTTAAATATATTTTCCCTTTGCATACTTCCCGATGCTTTTTTGTAAAAAGTATCCCAAGCATCGTCTTTAGGACTATATTTATTATCTGCTAATAAACACGGGATTAACAAAAACCCTAATATTAAAAATCCAACTCCACCTAATATAACTAATATTCCACGTATATCATCTATAACCCCTATTAAATAAATTAACAATGTTAAATTCATCCCTTTCCTCCTATGTTTTATAATATTGGTTATGTAACCCCCTTATATTGCAACCAGCAGTGCAAGGATTTGACAAGTAGTCTAAAAGACTTCCACCTTTTAAACATTTATTGGATGTACCCAACGTCTCTTGTTAAGTCACCTTGCATAGTGTCATTTAATCTGTGGGGTTACCATCAGAAGTTCCTCGACTCCTCACCTTTCGGCTACTAGCGACACCTTACGATTAAGCGTCTACATCTATTCCGCCACCTGCCGGTTAAATACTATATTGAATTTCTTCTTCAAACACATAACATTCTGCTTCTACTGCAAAACTACTAGTGATTAATTTAATCGTATTCTGATACAGTTTTCTGCATAAATCTAATGGGCTATCATTGACCACTAATGTGTTGATATTATTATCTTTTAATCTCTTCAATACATCATTAATTGTCAAATACTGTTGCATATCTACTGCATATAATCCGTCATTGTTGTCTACACAATATGCAATAGGAACGTCTAGTCGCTCTCTAATCATGCTTAATTGAGCTATATCGAACGATATAAAACTATGGATATTATCTATCTTATCATGAGTTAAAGTCACTAGAGCTTCAATAAGCCTCGAATTATAGCCTTCTACACTTGAGAACCAATTATGTACATGAATCATTAATTGTATCTGTTCTATTCCTTGTAATTCAAAGACCTCTTTAAGTGTTATCACTTTTTTGACTTTTCTTATCTCTGCTAGAGTCATTTGATAAGTCTTGAATTTCCCAATATTAGGATCATGTATCAAGATTAAATGATTATCCGCTGTTAAATGTATATCAATTTCTATTCCATACTCATTATTACGGATAGATCTTCTAATTGTTTTTAGCTTATTCGCTCTGTGTTTTATTATCTTCTTCTCAAAGATCGAGCTAGGACTCAAAGCCAAGGATTCGCTTACTAATAATAATAGAATAATTAGTTTACGTATTTTGCCTTCTGTTATAGAGAGTACCGAGCTGGTGTATATTGGCTTGACGCCTAGATACGCTTAATTTAATAAGCCTCGGTACTCAATTGTTTTTATTGTTTTAGAATTTGTTATTTTATACACCAGTTAAAAAAAAGAGAGACATTGCCGAAAGACTTTCCCTTTCGGATTGGTCTCTCATCGTGATTAATCTACAATAGTAGAAATTATAAGGCAAGCTCGTCTCAAACCCCACGTTATCGTCTCACGCTTGCCTATTCTGTATTATACTTATTTGTCTTGTTTTTGTCTACTTCTTTCTACCTTTTCCATTACCTTTGCCGCCACCTTTGCCATAACCTGATCCGCCTGTTTTACAACCACCTTTATTTTGATTAGCTCTCACTCCTTTTCCTGATCCGTTTCTCTTTGGTTTTGCCATTTTATTCCTCCTTTAATCTCTCTACTTCTCTTGTATAATGTTCTATTAATGCCTCGTAATCAAATCTTGTATATTTATGATGTTGATTTTTGCTTGATTCAAGAATTTCTATTATATTTGCTCCATATTTTCTTATTAATCCTAAACTATAGCCAGACATATTCCCTTCTTCAAATCTGTTACATTTTCTACATTGAGCATGACAATTTTTTTCGTTGTATCTTAAATTCATCTTAGCTCTATTGATATAATGTCCACAATCAGACTCTTGCCAATGAACTAATTTGCCACAAGAAATACATTTAATACAATCTGTTTTTCCAATTCTATCTCTTAGTCTAATATACTTTGAGAATATTCTATCTAGTTTATTTTTCAAAGTACTAGTTTTTATTATCTTTTCTTTTATTCGCCGTATATTCTTTTTTTCATGCATTCTAAAACATCCCTATGAGTCTTGGGTCTATAAGTACAAATATGCCTATCTTTTTTAAACTTTAAAACTTTATAATATTTGCAATTCTGCCAATCGTAATCAGGCGGACAAAAACAATCACAGAAATATTTATCGCCTTTTATATTATGTCTAACCTTCATTTTCTAAATTCTTAGCCGTGCCGAGACTTGAACTCGGATTAACTGATCGAAAATCAGATGTGCTAACCTTTACACTACACGGCCTTAGCCCGCTGACTGTATAAAATAGGGCTTTCTAGGGATGCATTTCTAGCTAGAAAGGATCAGCGGGCTTTAATCTCCTTTATTCTTTGATTGCATTCATTAATAAATAATACCCATTCTTTTATTTCTGATTCTGCAAATTCAATTAAATCTTTTAAATCTTTTTTGTCTAATTTATCTATTTCGAATTTCTTTAATATTTTCTTTATATTTACATTGTCTTTTTTTTCCATTTTGATTTATCCCCATTTTGCAATAGTTTTTTTTAGGTCTAAAATATATGTTCATATTACCTCAAAACATCTTTAATTGTCTAGCTTCTTGCTCGATTCTTTGCTTAGAAATTTTACAATATTCTTCCTCTTTTTCAATACAAATCCATTTACGGTTTAAACTCTCACATGCTATTGCGGTTGTTGAACTTCCTGCAAAACAATCTAAAATCATATTTTGTTCATTACTTCCAATTAATATATATTTTTTTATTAATTCTATAGGTTTCACTGTAGGATGTTCATTATTTCTATTTGTAGGACTACTAAATAATTTCTTTTTTATTTTACAACCTCCTATAAAAATAGCTTTTTCCTCTCTAATATGAATTATAAATTCTAAATCTTGTCTCCAAACATTATTACAAAATGGCGTTGCATTTGTTTTTTCCCATGCCAATAATGTTGTATAATATTTATTCTTTTCTCCCCATCTCATTAATTTTGATATTTGTTTATTTGAACAAAAACAAAATAGATTAAATTTTTTTAATATCCTTTTAAATTCTTCAAAAATATTATAATGATTAAACCCACAAGATAAATTCTTTAATTTGTTTCGTATTTTCAAAGCTCGATCTTTTAAAACTGTACTTGTTCCGCCTTGATTATCTAATTCATAAGGTGGATCAATAATAATTAAATCAATAATATTATTCTCTATTAAGAGCAATATATCAATAACATCTCCACAATATAAAACCCCATTATCTGTTCTATAATACTCATAATCTTCTAGTCTCATAATCTACAATCTCCAAACTAAACTTGTCTTAGCCCACCGACTTCGCAATAATGTTTTTGTTTTGGTTTACCTTTAAACATTCTTACTGTTGCGTCCCATATATTCATATTTCTTTTTAAAACCTCTTATAATATATTCTATAACATTTACAGTTACAGCGTTTCCTAAACATTTATATCTTTGCGTATCTGAAATGCCAGATGTCCAGTTATCTTGGAATCCTTGTAATCTTTCACATTCCAAAGGAGTTAAACTCCGTATAGTATTATTATATAAATATAAATTATCTTTTTGTACACTTGTTAAACTATTTGTATTTTTATCTTTTCTTTTTTCTAATTGTTGAGTCTTTTTTCTACCTCTCATGGCATATAAACCTGTTTTAGCTCCGAGGCCACCTGCTTGGCTTGCAATAGTTGTTGATATTCCTTCTGTATCATATACTCTCATCCCTTGTGAATTTCCTTTAGTAATTTCTTGCAAAACATAGGTCTCATTGCTTTTTGCATTCGAATAATTTGTCCGGAGACAGTTACTAATTTGTTCTCGTAATTTTTTGGTTGGAATAGTTTTTGTACTAATTCTTTTTTTAAATAATATTTTTCGTCTACATTCTTTTCTAATACCGAAGATAAAGATACGCTCTCGGTTTTGGGCGACTCCATAATTTTTGCTGTTAAAAATCTTCCATTCAATGTTATACCCCAAGTCGGAGAGAACCCTAAGTATTGTCTTGATAGTTTTTCCATCTTCGTGAGATAATAAACCTTTAACATTTTCGAGTAAAAAATATTTTGGTCGTTTGTCTCGTAGAATCCTTGCGACTTCAAAAAAAAGAGTTCCTCTACTGTCATCAAATCCTCTTCTTTTACCTGCAATAGAGAATGCTTGGCAAGGAAATCCTCCAACAAGCATATCAAATTCGGGCAATTCCTTTGTATTAATTCTAGTTGCATTTCCATAATTTTTATGCTCCTTAAAATGTTTCTCATATATTTGAATAGCATATTTATTTATTTCGCTATATCCTATACATTTCCACATATTATTAGTAGCTTGTGCTATCCCTTTTTCAAAACCACCTATCCCCGAAAACATGCTAAAATATTTCATAATTTATATCCTATATACTAAACTAGACTTAACCCACCAATCTTCTTTATCTTCAATCTTTAAATATTTACAATAAGGTCGCAAATAAAGCTTGGATTTTAAAGGGATTTCTGTACTTACTAACAATGTGTTAATAACTTTATTGTTATTAATTCTTAATTCAAACTCTAACCATTTGACTTTAATGTAGTTATAATACATAATCTCGCCCTTGTCGAAATGATCGAATGCGACCGTATAACCTATTTTAAACCACTCAATGTCTTTTGCTATTCGATAGCCTGTATCGATCGTCTGAGCGTTCATATCTTTGACCTGACGGTCATATGAGGTAAACTGTCTTCTATAATAAAACCTATTATTAAATATCTTGGCTAACCACTTATCCTCTTTCTCATAAGTCAAGTTAAAATCATGTCCCCAACCATGTATACCTATTTCTCGTTCATATAATCCACACATTGAGCCTTTAACATTGTACTTAGAGTCTTGAGCCTTCCAGTCTATACCTGCCCTTATTTCGTAATCTAAAGGCAAGTTATCCACAACAGGAGTCCTTACTGAATAACTACATAACATTGATAGTATTACTAGTGATTTAAATATCATTTAAACTCCAAATATTTATTTTGCCATACAATCTCAAAATCTTCTTTATTTAATTCTTTAACCTTAATTAATAAAACTAGTTTTCCATCTTGTGTTATTGCAACATCTGTTTTTTCTTCACCGTTTTCATCTAAAACTTTAAACATTATATGCTCCTACATCACGCCGCATATTGTAATTCTTCATTATTCCAATATTTCATTAATATTATATCAGGTATTTCGGGTTTTGATAAGTATTTAATCATGTTTTCTGTTTTATCTTTTGACCAAATATATAACCTAATTCGAGTTTTTCCATCACCGAACTTGATTTGATTTACACCATTTATTATTAATCTGCAAGTGACACCAGCTCTGGAGACTAACGCCAATGTACCTATATATTTATCAAACATATCCTTGTCACTTAACCCAATTGCTTCTAATCCATAACCCTTTTTGTCATAAGGTTTGTAAATAAAATCCACGGGCAAATGTATCTCTAAATATTGTACATCTTCTTTTTTGCGTGCCATCATGAACCGCATAAGTAATGCTCGATATTCGCAATAATGACACTGCTCGTAATACATTCCTGTTAGAACTATTCGTGTGATTCCATCTGCAAACTTTGTTCGATAATTATAAGCTAACACATCGAATACATCTAATAAGAATATAATACCTTTTTTTGTATTAAAATCAAAATAATCTTCTGCGTCTATCTTCTGATATATATAATCCCATAGACTTAATACAACTATTCTTTGAATATTTTTAGATAAGCCAGTTTGATCAAAATACTTTTGAGCGTGTACAATAACGAAATTAGTAATTCTTTCTTTCTTTATTATCTCAGGATACTCAACAGTTGAAAAATCATCTATAGCACAAAAGTCTTGTGAATCAGGGAGTAAATTGCTGGGACGAGGTGCTTGAAATTTATTAAAAGGATTCCGTCTAAGACTCCAATATAAAATCTCTTTGAATCGTGATTGTAGCTCTTTACGGAAATACTCTTCTTCTAAGAATATCCTAACCTGGTATTCAAGTCTATCTTTATTATGCCAATCAAACAAGCTAGTATTACTCAGAGATACAGATATACTACACGTTGTAAATATTGTCATTATTATTAATATTATTTTTCTCATTAATTATTCCTTGAATTAGCCGTAGCCATCGCCGTCGCCGTCGCCATCGCCGTCGCCGTAGCCGTCGCCGAAGCCGTTGCCGTAGCTGTCGCCGTCGCCGTAGCCGTTGCCGTCGCCATCTCCATAAGAATTGTGGTTAAAATCAAAATTTATAATTCGTTTTTCCATTTTTCCTCATTACATTCTATCGAAAAAACTTGAGTTAAAATATCAAATTCAACAAGCCCATTTGTTTTTCTTAATCTTGTGTTTTCTTGTGTACCATGCTGAGCTAATTGTCCTAATCCTTCGGTTGTCCCCCATCTTTCAATTATAGATGCTTTGTGTAATTTGCAATCTGATCCTTGTCTCTCATAATACCCAATTACAACCCAACCTCTTTGTAATACTACAATCTTAACTGGTAATTCTCCCGTCTTTTGCGTTGAGGCGTCTTCAACCCCATCAATAATAATCTTTTTCATTTTTCCTCCTTCTGCCAATACTGGTTCTTTTAATTTTTTCATTTTTCCTCCTCTACCGGGAATCCCGGGACACCCCTCACAACCATCAATTCCCGGTTAAAATAATATTTCTTCATCTTGACATGTTGATGTTGGTTCAGGTATACCTTCTTCGAAAGGTTGCGAATTTGGCACTGTTATTTTAATCAATATCTCTAATTTTTCAACGCGTGCCTTTAAATCTTGAAAATCTTTATATGATACATTCCTAGGCATATTCCTAAAATTTAAATATTGCCCGTTTTCCTCTACAATTATTTCTACTTTATCGCCTACATTCCAATTGCTATTCTCACTATTACCAAACCCGCTTAACCATTTTTCCCCATGTTCTTGAGTCTTAATACCTATTCTTGTATAATTACGACCATCTTTTGTTGTGAATAAATTCCCAGTTTTATCTTTATCTGATCTGTGTATTCGTTCTATTGTTACTTTTTCACTTTTCATTTTTCCTCCTTCTTTGTATTTAATATATGTATTATTTCAAATAAATTATCATAATCATTTATAGATAATAAATCAATTACATGATATGGTTTATTATTACTTCGATAAATACTACAATTTCTATATGGAATATATAGATATTTTTTTAATCGATTAATAATTCCGTCTCGGATGAAATCAACTTCAAATTCTATCATAACAAAATTTATATTATCTTCAGAAAATGTATTTTTTACTTTATATGTCCTGTTTTGAAAATCACAATATATATTAGAAAAATCAAATTTATTATTAGTCTCATTAAATTTATTTTCTTCTATGAATTTATTTAATTCGTTAATAATTGTTGAAGAAAATAATTTTTTATCAGTTTTTAAAAGCATTGTTATAAATAAATTCATATCGTCTTCACTGCAATTTTTACATAAATCTGAAAAAGCCTCTGTATCAACCTTTAAGCCTAAATCTATTAATCTATTAAGACAATATTCATACATTTTGTATAACTCCTTTTTCTTTTAATTCTTTTTGATAAATTCGCCATCTTTGTAAAATTTCAAACTCTGTCATTTCGAGATACCTCTTGTGTGATAATTCCGTGTTTTTAGCTAATTCATTTATTTTGTTTATTAATTCGGGATTATCCTTAAATTTTTCATTTGTTTCTACAGCTTTATAATACCCTTTCGGGTTGATTTCCCGTAAATCCTTCAAAACGGCGATTATAGCCCATTTAATCATCTTCCTATAGTCATCCCCTTGGCACGCCTTTTTATCGCCCTGAGCGAGCTTTTCGAGCTTCCAGGCGTTAAGTTTTATCATGGCTTCATGTATAACCGTTTTTCCATGCTTTGTAACAAGTTTGTTATATTCCATTTCTGTCATGTATACAAATTCTTCGTATTTTATCTTTTTATCAAAGTTTTTATAAAACTTTGCAAATTCATTTTGGTTGTATATATTTATTTCTTTATCATTCTTATCATTCTTATCATTATTATCATTATTGTTTGTGTCCGTTTGTTGTCCGTTTGTTGTCCGTTTGTTGTCCGTTTGTTGTACGATCTGTTGTCCATCTATTTGATACTTATCCCAATTAAGTATTGTAATTAAACGAAATTTTGTTGTTTTTTGTTGTTTGATTTGATGTTCACTTTCGAGGTATGTCAATCCTCTTTCCACTGAACTAGGCGAAATTCCGCTGTTCAAAGATAGTTCTTTTCTTCCTGTTATAATCTGACCCATTTTACACACCTGCTTTTTATTATTCCAAATAAATGTCTTGTCTTTGTGATTAGCTTTTAATAGTAAAATAATCCATAACCAAGCGTATTTAGGCTTCTTACAAATAGGATTATCTAATATATGCCTATGTAATTTGACCCAACCTTCCATTGTCTCTCCAAATAGAAAGAGCGTATTGGTACGGACATAGTGCTATAGATAGCAAGATACGACCAGATAACTGGCAACCAATACGCTCAATATGTTTAATTTTTTAATGTTTGATTTCTTCATTTCTACATCCGTTTTTTAACTTTGTCTATTTTATATCAAAGACCAAAAAAAGTAAAGCTATTTTTTTATTTTAAAATAAATTATAAACGCAATAAATATTATAAAGCCTGCAACAAGCCCCATAGCTAAAACGCTTAATACTAATATATCAATATTCATTTTTCCTCCTTTATCTTCACATTAAAGTCTTTCTTTATCACTTTTGAAATTGCCCATATTCCATAAAAAATACCAAAAATTAAACCTATAATCAAACTTATAAAATTACTTACTATAAAAATTGTTATATTTTCCATTTTATACCTTATCCTTATACCCAAATCTATCTGCTTCGGGTATTACTATTCCAAGATTCTCTGCCGCCCATCTAATACAAGCGTCAAGATATTTACTAGTTTCTTCTCGATCGCCTTCTTTTCCAACAGACTTATATTTTTTTGCTGATATAATATGTTCTTTAACTTTAATCTCTTGAATATCGTAATGACCTAATTCATCTTTCATAAATATATGAATATCATTTAAATCTTTATAATGATCGTTGCCTAATTCATACAATCCTTTCTTAATTGCTGGCAATACTACTGCCCAGTAATAGCCTCTCTGTTGATCCGACGGCTCTTTCCCAATCTTCTTTAGCTCTATATACATGTCTTGTTGCTGTAGATATTCCCATAATTGTAACCGCATATTTTCAAAAATTGTTTTCCAATGATTTTTTGATACTCTATAGAAATAATATTTTTGTCTACCCATTTAATTCTCCATAAACTTTTTACATTTATCGTATTTTTCCAATAATATCTTTGTGCCTTTTGTAATACCTTCTTGGATACGTTCAAATTTCTTACTGTCAGGTTCGACTCTTTGTATCCATAAACTTTTATAGTAGTTAGGATTATAAGCCACAAAATCCCACCACTTGCGACCAGTAATAAATAAATTCATTTGTATTTGCCAAATATATTTTGAACTTATTTTACCCGTCAATACCAACTCTGTATAAACTTTATTGTTTAAGCTTTTAATTTCTATTCCGCCATCTTCGCTTATGAGTCCATCAGGAGAACACCCGACATATTCTGAAAATTCTATAAATCCAACTTGCTTGACTTTATTGCCTGTCTCCATTTCATAAATTACTCGTGCTTCTTCTTCAAGGTCATTGCCTCTAGCCATATCAGTATTAGTATATCCTTCATCTTTTGTAATAGCAAAACTCTCGCAAACTATATTATTTGTATATGTATCAAGTCCTTTGCCTATGTTGGCGATCTCTTGAGCGTGTGAAGCCGTAAGTTTAAGCTCTCTAATTTTTAACCACTCCTCTGATCCTTGTGTCATATTATGAATTTTCATTTAATTCCTTCCTTTTAATTGTTATATACTTGTTGAATTCAGATATATTATCTACCTTAGATTTATGGTGATTATATAATTTTGTCAATTCTGCAATAGTTTTAACATTGTCGATTGCTTGTTTAATTTCCAAATCCAAGTTTAAAGGATTTTCTAGGTTATAGCTTTTGTTGTCTTCACTATCAATCGAAGTAAAAATATCATCGAAATGTAACTTACAAGCTTTCTTAATTAATGTTTTCTTACACATTTCTACAAACCATGATTTCCATATAAAATCAGTTTTCGCAACTTTTCTATGTTTATTAAAATCATCTAGTTTAAGTATTGTCATAAACTCGCCACGTTTATTTTTAATCACACAATAACCGCCAACAAGCCCTGCGTCAACACGCTTGAAAGGATCGCCTATTTTGTGTGAATATTGCACCACCCCACTATCTTTGCTAAAACTAAAATCATCATCTATATACACTAGCTCTACATCAATTATTGTTTCAGGATATGCAACTAACATTTTATTCTTATAAGCAATATAATCATATGTAATACCTGTTTTTTGTAAAGTTATATGAACTCCATCAAAAACCAAGCCTTGTGAATTTACTCTCTCGTATAACTTAGCCATCTCTTCTTCTGATCTTTTTTGTATCCAAATGTTTTTAATTTGTTGAGTTTTTATATCTTTCGCAAGATATAAACCAATAATATAAGAAGCAAACTTTTCAACATCTGCTTTTTCATAATCTTTTAATAATTCAATTATTTTTTCTTTTTTCACGGTGAGTCTCCTTAGATGCCTGCCTTTCGGTTCAGGTCTTACTCTTTACATAGTGCCATATAATCTTCTTCTATCTCATAATTAAAACTTATATTACAGAGATCATTTTCTATAATTATTGATAAATTAAATTTGTTTTCTAAACCTATATAGAATTCTTTAACCCAATTAAATACATTGCTTTCTTTAAATAATTTAATTTTGTCATTATTATTAAGTCTTAAGGCAAGTTCCTGTTGCATAAGTATCTCTCCGTCTATATCAACTTCATATTCGTTATCTTCGATAACATCAATGTCATTACTCTGCAACTTATTAGTTATCACTTTATTTGTCTCCCGAAAAAATTCTGTAATCTGTTGAAATTGTGGGTGTAAGTGTGTGTTCATCGTTACCTCCTTTGTTTAGTTTATATTTAACCAAATAACTGGTTAAATGTCAACCTTTTTTTTCTCAAACATGTTTTAACTTTATCACTGTTTCTTTTTCTTTTGCATTTTTCTCTCGGACATCTTGTTTGAGCCGCATTCTTTTTTTTGAATTTATGACCGCATTCAGGGTCAATTAATATCTCGCCAATCTTCGCCATTTTTTTCTCCCTTCTAATAGTTTATTATTCATGACATATTGGGTAATGTCATGTCTAATTTTGTATGAATCTGTAGTATGATAATACATTAGTAATATATCTATATCATCTATTCTAAGCGAATATATCGGCTGTTGATATGCTATTAATTCATAATCACTTTTACAATTTTCTTTATAAAACGGGACTATACATCCCGTGATTAACCACCAAATTAATCCTGCAAAAATAAACAAAATAATACTAACTATTAATATATCCTGTATCTCTCTTATTATCTGTCTCATAAGAACACCACAAGAAAAATAATAAATGCAACAAATGCAACCCCAAAATAAACAAAAGCCAATATCTGCTCTAATTCGTTCATTGATGAAATATCTTCGTATAAGTCTATAACACCCCTAACAATCGCCATCTTTACGCCCCATTTGACGCATCGCCCCTTTAGTAATACCAAAGGGTTATTTCTCATTTATTTTCCTCCTGTAATTGAAACGAATATAACACAACTAAGTATTAATAATATTATATTCAGTCCCCAATAAATTACATCATCCTTAATTCGTCGCCATTTGTTCATCTTACCTTCACTCCTTAATTGATACCTCATAACCACCATACCTCCGATTTACGGATTATAAGTATGTCGTAACCCGATCTAAGACCACATCTCTTTACGATCTTCTTATAATGTCTATCATTGTAACTATCTTCTTCTCTACACAATTCAAATAATCTTTCAATCATTGCGGTGTCAATTTCGTCCCAAAATTTAGATTTTCTGATAGACTTTTTTATTTCATTATATATATCAGTCGCTAATCCAACATTGAACCATTGATACTTATAATGTTTATTTTGTCCCTTAGATTTTGCGAATAATTTTTTTAATTCATCATCAGTAAACTTGCTAATAATGAACCCTTGACTTGAATAATAAAGTTTGTTATTATTTTCGTGTGTGTTCATCTTATACCTCCTCGGGGGTAATTTCTTTTTCTTTAAGCCTCGCTTCTACTAGAGCGAGGCTTTTTTATCCCTCTCGCAATATAAGTTAACCATATAAATGGTTATTTGTCAAGTAAAAAATAAATTTTTTTTATCGTCGAGAAAATAAAAAAAGATTGAAAATAAAAGTAAAAAGATGTATAATATATTATGTCCGAAAAAATAATAGTTCCAGCTCAAAATAGAATATTAGCCAAAATGATTTATACACATAAAATAAATAATTGGCTTTTTTTACCTGATACAGATAAAAAGAAAAACTATTCAGTTAAAGCAACAGTAGAAGCGATAGGGGCAGGAATATGCCTAGACGGGGTCAAATTGGGCGATACAGTGATTTTTAAGCCTGGTGTGGGTGAATTTACCTTTAATACAATTAAAATCAATCACGATTCAAATGAGACTTATGTAGTGCTACAAGAATCAGACATACTAGCTAAAGAAGAAGATAATCAGATTATACCACTTAATGGGTATGCTTTTTGTCAAAGATATATAAAAGAAGAAAAGAGTAATTCGGGAATAATAATTTCGCAAGATAAAAATAAAGAAGATATTAAAGAAGGCAAATTAATTAAAACAAAGCTTATACGTTCAGACATACAAGAATTAAAAGAAATTCCAATAGATACAACACTTTATGTATCTTTTTTCTATACATTTCACAAGGATAATCAAGAATATCAGTTTATGCAAGAAGAGGATATATGGTTAATAAGCTAAAAGAAAAAGTAGACTTATTTTTGATTAATAAAGCAAAAGAAGCGGGATTTAAGAGTTGGTCGGAGGTAATGTAAATGACAAAAGCTATTTGTTTAGATGGACATTTAATAGATATTGATAGTATTAAGGCAATAGGCCCTATAAAACAAGATGAATCTACTAAAGAGTATAGTTTTAATATATATGTTGATTTTAAGAAAGAGCATTTTATTATAGATGGAGAACAGGACGAAGTAATAACAAAAAGAGATTATCTTTTGGAATCAAAAGGATGGACATATTGATATTATTTGATACTGAAACAACAGGATTCCCTAAATATGTAGATGTAGATTTAGAAAAACAACCTAAAATAATTGATTTTGCAGCAATAAAGTTAGATGATAATACTCTTGAAGAAGTTGATCGTATTGAATTTTTATGTAATCCACAAGAAAAGTTAGATGAAAAGATTAAAGAAATAACTAAATTGACTGATAAAGATTTAGAAGATAAACAAAGTTTTGAATCATATTACCTTTGAATATAAAGCAAGAAATAGAAAAATTGAAAAGTAAGTTAAATATATATGATAATCATAAGCATTGCAAGAGTTAATGAATCATCAGAAGAATAGAAGCTATATTTAAAAAAAGATATATCAGGATAACTAGTGTTAAACTCCAAAAAATACAACTATTATATGAATTTTAAGGATTTTCAGACATGGCAAAAGATATTCTAACAGTTGAAGATAGACTTGAAGCGGCATGGCGAGCTGGAGCAAATGACATGGAAGCTATATTGCATGCTGACGTATCTAAAGCGTGGTATTATAAGTATCTTCAAGAGCATCCTGACGTAGCTGAAAGAAGAGACAAACTCAGAAAAAACCTTACCTTACATAGCAAATTCAATGTTTCTAAGAGCATAATAGAAAAAGGAAATATTAATGATTCTAAATGGTATTTAGAGAAAGTAGATTCAGATTTCAATCCTAAACAAGCACAATCTTCTATTATATTAATAGATCAAAGAAAAGCAGTAGAAAGTAAGCTTAGAGAGATCATAGACATAGAGAAGATAGAAGTAGTAAAAGGTAAAGTGGTTGAGAGTGCTAACGAAGAAGAATAAGAGTCTTAATCACCTTAGGGCGAATTGAAACAAAATGTAATAAAATCAAAGGGTTTGGAGAGTGCTAAAATATGAGCGAAGACCCAATAAAAGCTTTAAATGATGAGCAATTAAACATTGCATTAAAGATACTTATCGAAAAGAATCCGTTCTTATTAATCGAAAAAGAATTCCTTAAAATACGTACAAAAAAAGGCGAGATAGTAACATTCAAACTTAATCCTTGCCAATCAAAAGTGTTAGCGATAGTTAAAGACTTATGGATGAAGAACAAACCTATCAGAATAGTAATCCTCAAAGCTAGACAGCATGGTATAAGTACATTAGTACAAGCTATAATCTTTGCATTAAGCTCACAATTGCATAATAAAACATCATTAGTGATAGGCTACGATAAAGATAATGCTAATCATTTGTTTGACATTGGGCGTAGATATTATGAAGAACTAAGTAAACCTAATTTTGAATTTAGTTTCTTGGTCGGTGATAAAGAAAAAAGTAACGAAAAGAAGATTAAGTTTGAAGACACGCAAAGTGAAATCCATGTTGATACAGCTAACAATTTATCCTCTGGCCGATCATTTACATATCAATATATGCACTGTTCAGAGATAGCTTTTTGGTCTCATGCAGACATAAACTATACAGGATTAAACCAATCTATACCATTATTACCCAATACTATGCAGTTTAATGAGTCTACAGCAAACGGAATAGGTAACTATTTCCATCAAATGTGGACAGAAGCAGTTGAAGATAAAGATAAACCTGGTAGTTTGATCTATCCAATATTTTTAGGGTGGCATGAGAATCCTGAATATGCAATGGAAATAGAAGATTATGAAAATTTTAAAGTAGGACAAGACCATTGGGTTGAAGAGTTTGCATTAAAGACAACATTTAATTTAACGCATGAACAATTGAAGTGGCGGAGGACTATAATTGAGACTAACTGGAAAGCTGAATCTATTGATAGACGTAAAGAATTGTTCAAACAAGAGTATCCTGCTACACCTAACGAGGCATTTTTGGCGAGTGGTGAGCCTGTATTTGACAGTTTAATATTGTACAGAAGATATGAAGAAGAAGATAAAGCTAAGAATTTGTATAAGAAATATTATGTTATAGATTATTCAGATTTTTATAAGTTTGAGCTAGGTAAAGAAAACGGGCTATATGGGGATATAGATATATATCAAATGCCTATGAAAAAATTTGAATATGTTGCTGCTATAGATGTAGCTGAAGGTGTTGAAGGTGGCGATTATTCTGTAATGAATATATTTAATATTCGAACAGGTGAGCAAGTATTACATTATAGTTGTAATATAGATGTAGATTTGTTTGGTGATAAAGTTAATAAGATATTAAGATTATATAATAGTCCGTTATGTGTAATTGAGCGTAACAATCATGGTCATGCATTAATCACTATACTATCTAATCAACATAAATATGGGAACTTATATGTATTCAAACAAGATGAAAAAATCGGGTTGCCTACCACAATGGTGACAAGAACAATAGCAATTAATTATTTAAAAGAATTGATAAGAGACGAATATTTTGTTATACATAGTTTAAAGAGCATTAAAGAATTATTGACATTTATTAATTTTAAAGGTAAATCACAAGCACAGAGTAATTGTCATGATGATGAAGTTGCAACATTATGGTTAGTAGCTTATGTATTAAGAGAGGGACTGTTCGATAGGGTTATGAGTAACGCACAACATGATCCTGATAATCAGAATAGTCAACTTAAAGCTAATTATCATGATTTGATAAGTAAAATGAATAAGAAAGGCAAAGGTAATAAAGTAACGGGATATTAAGAATGCAATGTATATATTGTGAAGAAGAACGCAGATTAAATCAAAGAACATGTAAAAAATGTCATGCAAAATATATGAGAACATGGCGGAAAAAACATCCTTTAAATGAACAACAAAAAATTAAAGGTAATTGTAGAAGTTACACAAATACTTATAAAAGACGGAATAAAATAGTAAAAGGAAAATGTTTGATTTGTGGATCAGATAATGTAGAAATACATCATCCTGATTATAATAATCCATTGAAAATAATATGGTTATGTAGAAATTGTCATTTAAAATATCACAAATTAGAAAAAAATAATTTAAACAAATTAGGGAGGATAATATGTCAGAAATAAAGAAAAAAAAGAAAAGAGGTAGACCCCCGAAGAAGGTTAAGGTGGTTGAAGAAGAAATAATTAGAGTTGAGGAAACAAACAAAGAACAAAAGGAATCTAAGATAGTTGATGAAGTAGAAGTAATGCCATCTTTAGAGACACCAAAAGAGCCTAAGGTAGTAGAAGAAAATGTTAAAGATATGCCTGAAAAACAAATTAATCAAGATATAAAGATTGATAAACAAGGGTTTGTTACATTAGCAGTATCAGAAGAAACACCTAGAATGATAGTAAGAGAAAGAGAAATAGCTATAAAAGATATAACCGATATACAAGAAATAGTATTTCCTATGCTTGAGAAAATAGGTGTAGTTGATAGGACTTTTGTAGAGATACAAAAAAACGATGGATTTAGATATTTTTGGAGAGGGACTAAAGCTGAGTTTAAAGAAAAATTAAACCAGGAGAAAAAGAATGCGAGTGATAAATAATCAAGTTTTAATTGAAATCCTAGATAAAGATATAAGTAAAGGTGGATTAATAATCCCAGAAACTGCCAAAAATGTACATTCTCGACAAATGGGGAAAATAGTAGCAATAGATGAAGGTATAACATCTTTTAAGAAAGATGATAAGGTATTCTATGATAGATATGCAGGCAATCCATTATCTATATTAGATAACGAACGATTAGGACTAGAAAGGGGAAAATATTATATGATAATAGATATAGATAGTCTATTTGCTAAGATAGAGGAGGAATAAATGGTAGAATTAAAAGAAGAAAAGAAAGATGAAACTATTTTAGAGATTAAAGAAGGAAAATTAAAATTAGAAATAAATTTAATAGAAACTATGCCTATTCTAGTTAGAGGTTATTTAGATCAAGCTAGATTTATGTATGATAAGTTTTTATTCATGGCAGAACAAGAACGAGCTAAAAAACAAGCAAACACAAAGATAGTACAACCTAAAAGTAAAATAATAACTTGACAACAGTAAGTTTATAGAGTTAAATATAAATATAATATGGCTTAATTAATAATTATGCCTCTGATTCGGTTATTATATGTAATCGTCTTGGAGGCATTTTTTTTTGTGAGGGTAAATCAAAGATGGCAGAAAACGAAAAAAAAGGTATAAGCAGTATTATTCCCGTCGAGAATGTACAGATTGAAGATAACAATTTGTATTCGCAACAAGTAGAGCTTACCGAAGAACAACGAGAGAAACTATGTAAAGAATTATATAACGATATAGATAGAGCTTTAGAAGATAAAGATAGTTTAGTTCAAGAGATTGAAGAATATAAGAAAGCTATTTATCTTGAACCTGATGAAGATGAAAAGGTCAGCCCTTGGGATGGTGCTAGTAATTATTGTGATATGTTAACGTCTAATCAGATTAAAATATTGCAATCAAGTGTTAACAATGCGATGTTAATTGATCCAATATGGATTGTATCAACACCATTTGAACAAGAATATGAAATGTATTTAGACGATGGATTAAACTATTACGCTAATAATTATATGGAAATCCAAACTAAATTAAAAGATGTTATAGGGTTAGCATTAGAAGAAGCTACAAGTTTCTGTGAGGTATATGATGTAACTTCAACAAGAAATTTAAAAATGAAGCAAGAGTATTTTGGTATTGAAGAGTTTGTTAATGCTTATCCATCCCCTAAATCAGCAGGTCTCGAGTTAAAAGAATATAACCAGGTTTTAGAGGATGTGGCTGATAAGATAGATGAGTTAGGTAGTGTTACTATAGATGTTGAAGTTCCTACTACAGAGACTAAACTTAAACTTGACGTATATTCGGTTGATGAGACTGTTATAATACCTTTTAACGCAACAGATATAGATACTTGTCAAGGAGTCTTTTTTGTTTTAAAGATGACAAATAACGATCTTAAAAGATATTCTAAAGAAGTTGAAGGTGTGTCTTTTTTTGATCCTGAAGCAGTAGAAAAGACCTTAGAGTTTGTTCCCGAAAGAGATGAGCCTTATCTTAGAAGTGAAGAAAATACACGTAATCGTATGAACATAGACACATCACAATATGATGATACTTGTGAACGCAATATATTCAAAGGTGTATATTATTTTGAGTTAGATGAAGAAGTTGGGCCTGAAGAGTTTTATATATATTTTGCGTGGAACGAAAAACAAATATTAAGAATTGAAAAGTTTGAACGAATTATGGGAGAACGATCTATAAGTGTATTTACTCCTATTCCAGTACATAGAATGATATTTGGTCGTAACATAGCAAAAGATTTAAAACCTACACAAGAACTAGCTTCAACCTTATGGAACATGATAATAGACAACCAAGCTATAGGGAATAAACCGTTTTTTAAAGCAGATTTAAAAGAAAAAACGAATCCTAATTCTACATTGTCTAGGGGTGGAGATAGTTTAGATATATCTCCTGGTAAAATATTTTATCTTGAAAGTCCTAGTGATTTAACACAGTTTCCTATAAGTCCGATGGACATAAATACAGCAATAAAATCTTTAACATTTCTATATCGTGTTAGCGAAACTAATACAGGAGCTACTTCTTTACAGAGCGGGAAAGAAAGCCCAACAGACCCTAACGCTCCAGGTAACAAGACAGCAATGTTAATCAACGAATCCAATAAAAGAATAAATGAGGTTATAGGAGCAATCAGAAGGTCTTTACAAAGACTAGGGAAACATATATTATATAAATGTTTAAGCACACAACCTACAGGTTGGAAAGATTTCACGATCAAATTTCATCAAGAAAATAAAGAGGGTAATAATAAAGTTTTACTTACACCTCAAGAAGTGTATTCTAAAAAGATTGTAGTAGATGTTAGAGGTCAATCAATGGAATACAATTTAGCAACATTAAGCGGAGAGATTAGGCAACTTATAGGATTAGTTTTAAGCAATCCAGCATTAGCACAGAATCCGTACGGAATAGATGTATTATATACTAAATTATTAAGTTATTATCATTTAAGACCTAAAGAAATTGATAAACTATTATTGCCAGTTAAAGAAGCAATAAAACAGTTAGATATGCAAAAGAAAATGCAAGAGATGGCAGGCACAAACAATATGATGCCACCGCCGCCACCACCACCTGGTATGGCTGGTCAACCTCAAGGTAGTGAGCAAGCACCACCTCAAGAAGGAGCATAATGCAGAAAGATCAATTACAAATCAAGATTCGTGAAATATCAGATGATATAGAGTTATGTCGTAAATTAGCTGATATGGATGATAATGAATCTTGGAAAGCATATAAAACTAAGATTGAAGAAGGAATTAAGTTTAAAGAAAATGTTATACTAACTATTAATCCTGATGAGATTCAAGATAAGATTGAATTTTTAAGAAGATCATTAATAGAGATTAATGTATTGAAAGATGTTTTAGGAATATCAGAACTTTATAAAAAGAAAACAGAAGAAAAAGTTAGTATACTTGAAACACTTAAACGACAGTTAGAAAAAATTACTAATAGGAAAACTAGTAAACAAAGAATTAAATATGATAAAAGGATTTAACGAATTAATAAGTTTTGTAATAGGTGAGAGTAAACTTAACGGGTTTGTTGAAGTTGAAATGAATTTTAGTGCAGGTAACGTAACGCATGTAAACTCTCACAGTGAGTGTGTTGTGGATGGATCAGATGATTTAGTTAAAGCGTTATCAAAGCTAAAACGAGATAAATATAAAGGTAAAGTATTTTTTAAACGAGATCATAAAGGTAGAACAATACTTTATCAAAAGAAATCAATAGAAATAAGTATGAATAAATAGTTATTTGACATTTTTTGATACAAGGCCAAGAAATACTTACGCCAATCAATAGCGATTATTAATAGTAATCGTTGTCGATTGGCGTTTTTTTTGTCCTTAGTAATCATAAGACGGTCATCGCCTGGGGCTTGTAAAATACTAGGTTGTAAAAACTTATGCAAACGGAGGATAAGAAAAATGAGTAATGAATTTGACTTAAATCAAGAAGGGATTGAAGATGGTGTAGAAATAAATTTAGAAGATGATGATACACTTGACACTCCCGCAAAAGAAGGGATTGATCCTGATAGAGTGGAACAGATGTTAGCTGAAGCTAATCGTAAGCTTGAAAAAGCTAAAGAACTCGAATCAAAGTATCAATCTCAACCTGGGCCAGTTCCTGCAGCTCCTAGTAAAGAAGAACTAGATAAGATGCTTGAGATTGCAGCCAAGGAGATCGGATATTTCAAAGAGAATGATGAAGGGGATATTATACCAGATACCGAGACTGTTAGAAAAGTAGCAAATGTAGCTGGTCAAGTTAGTATGGCCCAACAGAAACCTTTGTTAGATCAGATTGCTAAACTTCAATCTAAACTAGAAGATTTAGAGTTAGCAGTGAATGATCCTGATTATGTTAAATTCAAACCAAATTTGAACGAAATCATAGAAAATGATAGCGTTTTAAAAGGTTTGAAAGGGAAAATATCCGATAGGGATTTAGCAAATTTGGCAATGAGAATGCATAAAAGAGCTAATCCTCAAGAAAAGAAAGGTAGAGTTGTTACACCATATAAACCGGATGTAACAACAACAATAACAAAAAGAAAGACAGCGAAATTAACAAAAGAAGACTTAGAGATTTGTAGAGATGGTGGCCTTGACCCTAAAATTTATGCTAAACAAAAATATGGAGTTTAATTGTGAAAAAATTATATCCTTCACCAACAGCTAAGAGAGGTAATATTTTAGCGAATGGTGATGTATATTATTGCGAACAGTGTGGTATGGGATGTAGAAAATCTAAGGTACAGGTAGCAAGATTATACCAACGTACTGGAGATACTATAGAAATCACTACTGACGGATCACAACCAACTAATATTGAAGTTTTGCGAGGTTGTCCTTTCTGCGGGTCTATGAGGTCTAAGATTAGATAGGAGGAAAAATAAATGATTAATCTAGGAACGATTAAAGACCAGACATTTAAAATGCCTGTATATTCTACAACAGATATAGCAAAAAGAGCATTATTGATGCCTGGAGTTACAGCAGAAACAGATTTAGGTTGTGCAATATTAGCAACTAATTCAGCAGCAGCAGCAGATGCAATTGGTATGACAGATTATACTTTTGATGTATCTGAGGAAGGATCAACTACTGTAACCACAGGTGCTACATGGCCTACGGCTACAATAAAACCTTGTTTTGAAGCTACTCTATTAAGAGTTGAAATGGATCAAGCAGATACAGCAGCATTAGCAGGTGCTGAGTCTTCTAAGACCATTACTATTACTAGTTTGGAAGATAATATTGATACTTCTTGGTTGTATTGTGTTGGTGGTACAGGGATAGGTCAGTTAAGATATGTTGGTACTTCAGCAAGTGGTTCTTGTGATATATCTGATGCAGGTTCACCTGAATGGGATACTGGGGATACAGTAATAAAGATACCTAGAATATTTCATCAAGTAGTAAAACTTAATTCAGCAGGTACAAAAATTGGTACAGATGCAGGTGCAGGTTCATGGACAGTTGTTGTAATGAGAACTTGGTTATCAAGAAACGCTAATCTTGAACAGTTATATCCACCAACTCATAAAACATTAAGTGGGTTAAACGCAACTGCAATGTCAACAAAATTTTATGTAGATTTATGTGCAAGAAATACAGCAGCTTACACAACTGAATAATTCGTAATATATAGGAGGATATAATAATGGGTAATATAATTACAGCAGCACAATTGCCTAGAATGTTAGAAGTCGGAATTAAAGTAAAATCATTAGAAGCTATGAATGAAGAGTTTAAATATTCTGCAGCTAATAAACTTTTTACTGACCAGATGACTGATAGGGAAAGAATTGATGCTTTAACAACAATGACAATAGGTAAACATGAAAAATTCACAGGATCATTAAGTTATGATAATGTAGAACAGGGACATTTTGGACAGTTCTATAACTATGAATATTGCACAGGGATGGCAATACAACAGAAGTTTATCAGAACTAATCAGTATAAACAAATGTGGCCTAGAATGTCTATGGAATTAGGTTTATCTTATGCTAGAACAGTAGAAGATGAGTCTATGAAAGTGTTTAGAAATGCTAATAATACAACAACTGTGACTTTACCTGATGGTCAAGCATTATCATCAACAGCACATCCAAGTGCATATGATTCTAGTGATACACAATCTAATCAAACAACCTCAGCTTTATCAAGAACAGTATTAGAAACAATTGCTATTGCAGGTTCGAGATGGAAAACACCTAAGAATGAAGTCTTAGGGGCTAGATTTGATACAATTCTTATTCCACCTGATTTACAGTTTACAATGGAAAGAATCAACAATACTACTTTAGGTGGTACAAGTGGCGGTTCTAATTTAGATGTAAACGTACAGAAAGGGAGATGGAATATAATTGTTTCAGATTATCTAACTGATACAAATAATTATTTTGTAATAGATTCAGGCAGAATGAGAATGAATTTATACAGAAACTGGGTTGCGAAACAAGAAATCAATGCAGTTGAAGATTTTGATACATTTGCAGCAAAATGGTCAAGTTACTGCTTCTTTGGATTAGAAGTAGACGATTGGACATGGATATATTGCGGAATAGTATCATAAATATTTTAGGGGAAATCCAGGGGACATTAAATTGTCCCCTACCCCACAAGGGAGGATTTTAAATGAGAGTAAAAAAACAAGATTTTCGTGAGGATTATTTTAGTACAAATTCTATTGAGAAGAATAAATTAGAACTTCGATCTTTAGAAAAACAACTTGAAGATATAGATATATATCGAAATAAAGATGCTAGTTTTAAATCAAACGTTAGAAAAGAAATCGATAGAAAAAAAGCTATAATCAACAAGTATAGTCCGCCACAACTAACAGGTAAACAAAAAGATTTATTGTTGAATAGAAAAAAGTTTATTGAAGATAAACTAAAAGAAGTAACAGTTACAGATGATGAAGATTTTAGCAATGATCATTATGTTAGAGAGATGGCTAGAAAAAAGATGGCAGTTAGAATGTCGAATCAATATGAAGAAATGGCTAAAGAATTAAGACGAATAAATCGAACTCTTGACCCCGAAAATGAAGTTTATAACTCATTGAATTATTTAAAACGGAGGTAAAGTAAATGAACAAAATAAAATTGTTTTTAAAATTAGCATTGTTTCTTAGTGTCCCAGTTATATTATTTTTAAACATTGCTAGTGCTGATATATCATTTTCTCCAAGTGATTTATGGAGTACAGGCACAGAGAGTGCAGGTGCGGTTGTAGATTCAGATGGAGATTTTGAATGTACAGGCGATATTGCTATTGGAGATGATGTTGTTATTAATGATGATTTAACTGTAGGTGGAGATTTAGCGGTAACAGGCTCGGTTACTTCTGCTACCGACACAGTTAGATATACAATGACAGCAGGTACTTTAACTGATGGCACGGCTAGCATGACGGGCGGTGCATTATCAGATTTATCGAATGTGACTACGGACTCAACGACCGTAACGTATGCACTTACGGCAGGAACATTAACCGACGGAACAGCTAGTATGACCAGTGGTGCGTTATCAGGGTTGTCGAATGTAACAAGTGACTCAACGACCGTAACGTATGCACTTACGGCAGGAACATTAACAGATGGTACGGCGAGTATGGCTAGTGGTGCGTTATCAGGGTTGTCTAACGTAACAACCGACAGCACAACTGTAACATACACTGCGACCGTAGGAACATTAACCGACGGAACAGCTAGTATGACTAGCGGTGCGTTATCGGGATTGTCGAATGTAACAAGTGATTCAACAACGGTAACATATGCTGCAACAGTCGGGACATTGACCGATGGCACTTTAAGCATTACAGGTGGAAACATTAGTTCCGCAGGTAATATAGCAGGTGATGAAGTTATAGTAACTACTGTATCTGCTACAGGAGCTAACGGGTTATGGTTGGTAGATGATGGTAATAATGGGATATTTATTGCTGATGGTGGAAATATAGGTATAGGGCTTACTAATATGACAGCTAGATTAGAATTATACAATGGTAGTATAAAAACAAATCAAGAAGTGGTTTGTAGTTCAATCACAGCTTATAATTCTAATGGATTATGGTTAACTGATAATATTAACAATGGGATATTTATTGAAGGCGGGGGCAATGTAGGTATAAGTAACGCAGCTCCAGCAGGATTGTTTGAAGTTGGTGGCGGTACATTTACAGTATTATCAACAGGCTTGGTAGGTATTAACGACGAAACACCAACATCTACATTAGATGTAGTTGGCGGTGGAATTAGACCTTATTCAAGAACAGAAGCAGAATTAAGATTATTAGCACCAGCACAAGCAGGTGAAGTCTATTTTGATTCAACAAATAATGCAATTGTAATATCAACAGGTACAAGTGCAGGACAGTTTGGGATAATATATGATGGCTCAACATTATGTACGGGTTGGTAATATTTTAGGGAGGATAAATTATGTTAATGCGACCAACATCTCTTGAAATAAAAACATCAAGTGATAGTACGACATTAGCGGTAGCAAGCACAGCTACTGTATATACAAAATCTTTCCCTTTACCATACGGGGGTAGCTTTGGTGTAAGTGCCAAGGCTGCTTCTAGTGGTACTATTAATGTTAAAGTAGAACTCGAAGAATCATATAGGTTACCTATAAATGAAGGTTCAGCAGATGATTATTGGGTTGTACCTACTGGAATTAGTGATGTATTTACTAGTGTAGCTAATTCTACACAATTACATAAAGCATTAAGTCCAATTGTTATGAGATACGGAAGATTTAAACTAACAGGTGTAGCATCAAACGATGCTTCAACTACACTTACAATGTTTTTACATTATCAAGAAGAGATATAGTTTTAGGAGGGTCTCAAGTGAAAAAGATATTATTTTTATTAATATTTATATTTAGTACTACTTTTATGTATGCGTTTAATTATGGCACAGGTACATGGAATAAAGGCAATAATTTAAATATAGAAAAAAATTCTATCACAGGGGACTCTTCTACAGGTATAAATTTTGATCCTGATAATGATGGGATAAACGAAATAATAATGAACGCTGATGGTACAATAAGTTCGTCAGGGACAACAATATCGTCAGGTACATTCAGTACACAATATTTGACTGTAACAAGTACATCTAGTTTCAGTGGATTAATAACAGGTACAGAAATAAGCGTTAGCACTGTTTCAGCTAAAGATTCAAATGGATTATACTTATTAGATGATGGTAATAATGGTATATTTATTAAGGATGGTGGTAATGTTGGTATTGGCACAACTAATCCCACATCTGTTTTAAATGTTTTTAATAATACTGTAAATGATCCTTTTCCTCCTGATGTAGTATCGTGTTTAAGACTAACACGAAGTGGGGTAGCTGCACAATCATATTCCAATGCTATTGATTTTAATGTTACACGCTATGAAAATCCAGGTGGTGCAAGTGATACGGCTTCCAGAACACAATTAATTTTAAAACTTGCACATGGTAAAACTAATATCCCCGATACTAATATAATGAGTTTATTGTCTAATGGAAATGTGGGTATAGGAATAACAAATCCAAGTCAGAAGTTGGAGGTAGTAGGAGAGGTAAAAGCAAATGAGGTAATAACGAGTACGGTCTCAGCTAGCAGTTCATCCGGATTATGGTTAGTAGAGGATGGAGGTAAAGGAATATTTATAGAAGATAGTACGGGATTTGTAGGTATAGGCCAAACTAATCCTTCAGTTGACTTACAGATAGGTAATGGTATTACAACAGGAATCAAAACTATAAGTATTGTAAATCCTAATTCAGTAGATAGCCCAGCTGTTTATAATGCTACGCGTTTAGGTAGGTATATTGGGTTTATGGGTGCTTCATTGGATGGTCTTGGCTTTGGAGTTACTGGTTCCGGATTTAGTACGGATGCTCAATTAAATGCTGCTAGTGATTTATTTATTGATAGAACTGGGCCTGGGAATATAGGTATAGGTACATATCAGGCAACACAGAAGTTAGATGTTGTAGGAATAGTAAAATCGTCTGGCGTATATGCAAGAGGAGCAGATGGATTAAAATTATATGACGACGGCGGAAATGGTATATTTATACAGGATGGAGGCAATGTAGGTATTGGTACAATTACACCTGCCTCTAGCCTACAAGTCGTAGGTGGAGACATACAAATTAGTAGTTCTACAGTCGCAAAAGGTATAATTATGTATGATGTAGACTATCCAACGCAATCATATAGATTGAATGTTAAAAGTGGCACTAGCGAATGGACTAAATTATAATAATAATAATAAAAAATATACAGGTTATATGAAAACTTTAGATTTAGGATATTTTTAATGAAAAAATTATCTATAGTATTATTAGTATTTATGATTGGTTGTGCAACGAAAAATAGTGCATTAGTTCCTGATCCAGGTCGTGTAGAATTATACCAAAACAGAGGTCTAACAGAAAATGCAATATCATTAATTGGAAAAGAATGCAGTCAAGATATAAAAAGAGTTGCATTAGATTTACGCCCACAACCTTATTTGTGGAGGTTGGAACATGTTACCGAACTGTCAATATATTCGTATGGAGATGGTAGTGATATATCCCCATATACAAGATTGAATGTAGGTTGGCAATCAGGTGGAGCAAATGCATGGCATATTAATGAAGAATCTGATTATGGATTATCTAAAGATATAGGAATAGGAATTAATGATCATAATGTTCCATATGATGTAGAATCAATCTCAATTATTGGGACTGGAAGCAGATTTAAAAAATTTAGTGAAAATAATTTCGGGAGCGTGGTTGTTGGTTATAATAGTACAATTTTAGGTGGTAGAGATATGTTAATATTATCTCCACCTGAGTTGACAAAAAAAGGCGTAGATAAAAGTCATGCTATGATGTTTGTTTCTAATTATTTTACTGATAAAAATAAACAAATGAAATGGAGAATATATTCTGAAGTAGTTAATGAGGAAGGCGACTCAAAATTAAGTATAACAAAACAATTAGATAGTGGAGATGAAATACCAATATTTGAGGTTGGTTCAACTGCTGATAATATTAATTTTTTAATTATATATAAAGATGGGAAACCATCATATATATTCCCACAAGGAGAATGAAATGTCCGATAAATTACAACCAAAATTCAAGCGTGAGAAAGATTATGAAGATTTTCATGGTATGTTATAGGAGTAAAAAATGAAAAGATTGTTATATTTATTAGGTTTTTTAATTTTTATAATTATATCTAATTGTTTTGCAGTAGATTTTTATGAAGTTACTAGATCGACTTGTGGCAATTCTACTTTATCTGATATTAGAGATATGATTCGTAATAGGATAGATGATCCTTCGACTTCGTATGGCGATGTCAGATATTCAGATAGTTTTATAAATAATCTCATAAATATAGCACAACGAGATATAACTATCAATACTAACTGTCTATGGTCTACATGTACAGGATATACAGTAGCAGACCAAGCAGGATATGAATTATTGGATGATATTTGGGCGATAGACAGGGTTGTTTGGAATGATGATTATGTTTTAACTCCTAAAGATGTATATGAAATGGATAGCGATAATGCTAATTGGTTTGATGTGTCGTCATCGTCTTCAACAGATTATTATTGGTATAAAGGAGATGATGATATATATTTCTTTCCTACACCTGAATATTCGACAGGTACTATACAGATTTGGTATATAAAATTACCTGATGATATGGATAGTGATTCAGATGAAATTTTTGATAGTATGCCTAAACTTGAAGCATTTAAAGAAGCGTTAATGCATTATGTAACGTATAGAATATATTTTTTAGAGGGAGATACTAGGTATCAGATAGCTTGGCAAGAATATAATGCTTATATAGATATGATTAAGAAGACTTGGGATATACAACCTAATTATAAACCTAACCTAAGATTATGGAGGGATTAATATGTTTAAAAAATCCCTTAAACAATTCTTATTTATAATACCAATAGTATTAATATTTTTTGGATTAAATTATAGCGATCAGTTAGAGTTTGCAGATTTTAGTGGTGGGTTGCGTAATGATATAACAGCAGATTTGTTGGCTGATAATGAATCGCCTGATTGTGAGAATGTTATAGTTAATGAACAAGGCAACTCACTAGAAAAGCGTACAGGGTTTACATTATTTAAAACTTTAACTTCTTCATCGACTTATGGGTGTCAAGGGTTTACTACATTTAGAGATCAATCAACAGGTAACGATTATTTTATAGTAGCTCATGGTACTATGGTAGCAAAAGTAGATTCTTCATCAACTACTGAATTTAAAACAGATCGAACAGATAACACATATACAGATTTTACCTATGATGATAATAAGATTTATGGATGTAATGGGTATGATTATAATTGGAATTATGATGGCACGACAGTAATAAGTACAGCTACTTATAGTGTAACTATAGGTACTACAACAACATATCCTTATGCTCCTAAAACATTTACTCATGCGTTTTATCAAGATAGATATTTTGTTGCTTGTTCGACTACATCCCCTAACAGAGTATGGCAATATTATTTCAACCAACCTACAAACTTATCAACAATAGATTATGATAATCCAGATTTAGCTGCAGATCAATATGACATAGGTGCAGCAGGTGAACGTATAGTTAAGTTATATGTATATAATAGTGGTTTAATGGTATTTAAGAGTAAATCTATCTATAAAATAATAGGTGATGGTACGCCTTTTCAAATAATAGAAATAACACATAATCTAGGATGTCAGAATCCTAATAGTATAATAGAAGATTCGGGAGTATTATATTTCTTAGGTAGTGATAATTATTATTATATGTATGATGGAACTTCATTATATCGGTTGTCTGAAAAGATAGAAGGTAAAATGGAAGATATTAATAATACTATTTATTTAAGTACAGGTGGTATATCAGTTGTTAATAATAGTGAGATATATGATACTTATACGCAATTTGATACAGGTACAAGCTCACATGTATATATAGACTCAGATGGTACGTTAACTAGACAATATTTATATGATGATTTTTCAGATGGTGATGCAGGTGATTGGACAGCTATATCAGGCACAATTTCGACTGCTACTTATACAAATTCTTTTACTTCAAAATCTCAATATTATATAGGATTAGACAATGGAGATAAATTTAGTAAATCTTATAATTTATCTTCTGAATCAGGATATTGGTATTTTGATATATATGCTCCTAATTATGCTACTTCTATAACGAGTTTTTATTTATACGATTCTAATTTTATATATGATGAATATTTAAAAATATCTATAGATAATAGTGATGTAAGTATTCTACATTATTATTTTGACGGAACTTCGCGTCAAAATTTAGAAAGTGCAAGTATAGGGTCTTTATCAAATGCAAATATAAGATGTAAACTATATATTGGTGAAGATAATGGAGCTAATACAGAATATAAATTTTATATTAAAAAATATGGGGAATCTACATATACAGAAATATTAAATTATACGGATTATAGTTTAAGTATTACTTCTAAGATTGTTTTAGAAGGGAATATTGTAACATCTTATATAACTAATATATACCATCCGTTACCGATAACAGATTCATCACATTATACATCTTCTATAATAGATTTAGGTAATTCTTATTCGTTTGGTTCTTTTAATGTTAATGAGAGCTTAAACGGAGAAACAATATCATATTTAATGCGAACAAATACAAGCTCTACCACATTACTTACAGATTCATGGATAACAATAAATAAAGATGAAGTGCCAAGTTTAACAAATAATAAATATGTACAATTCAAATCATCATTTACTACTACAGATGTTACAGTAAGTCCTGAATTAGAGAAAGTAACTTTAAATTATTCTGATAATGTAAGTGTTCCTTCAGTTGTTACAGGTATAGGTAGTTCTAAATTCTTTAAAAATAGAATGTATAATAGTGTTAAAAATGTAAATGTTAGCACAGCTTCATATACAAATTACGCTTTGATATATGATTTACCGACAAATTCATGGTGGCCTGTGAGTAATTTATATGCTTATGATTTTGCAGTATTAAATAATGAATTATATTTAGCTGATTCTCGTTATGGCGTAATTCTTAAACAGACAGAATCGTATAACGATTATGATGCAGCCGATAATGCTAACAATGCAATAGATTCTTATTATTATACCAAACAACATTATCTAGGTAGTCCTTACAATACAAAGAAACTTAATTATTTAGCGATGGCAATGAAGAAACAATCTACAGGATCGTTGTTAATAGATACTTTAATCAATGGAGTAACATCTAGTAATCAAATGACTTATTCTATGACAGGTACAACTCCAGCTAAAGTATATATAAGTAATTATCCGTTTGGTGAAATAGGATATTATTATCAATGGAAATTTAGTAATAGCGAAGCTAGTACACCATTTGAATTGTTTAGTTATATGAGTGATTATAAGAATTTAGTAGCAAGGAAAATACGATGAAAAAGATATTATTAATATTAAGTATCATATTGGTTGGGTCTAGTTTATATGGGATTAATCGTAGTAAAGGTAGGTTATATTCGTATAAAGACACTAAATATCTTAATACTGAACTAGATAATATATATTCTGCGTTAAACAGTAAATATATTAATGGTAATTATCAAATAAGTGGAGAGTTATTGGTTAATGGTAACTTAGGTATAGGGACAGCAACGCCAACAGATAAATTACATGTAGATGGAGATGTTACAATAGATGGCTCAATAAACTCAATATATTCTAATGTATTATCAGAAACAACAAATTATATTAATATAACTGGGCTAGATGGTGATAGTGATATTATTTATGAATTATATTTTTATGTTGTACCATTTGGAGCAATAGCAAATATTGAACTGACAATAAATTATGATTCAGGTGCTAATTATTATTTAGTTTATATTATAGGGAATGGGACTACTCCAACAACATCATCAGGTAGTGGTAATTATCTTGTTTTAGCTGGTGTTAATGCTGGGACAATATCAATAGGCAAGTTTACAATATTTGCCAAATCAGGTAATTATAGGTCAGTAAGTGGATATTATCAAAGTTCAAGTGGTCTTGATACAGGAATACGAACTGGTATGTGGAACAATAGTGCTGATAATATCACTAGTATACAATTGACAGCAAGTTCTAATAGTTTTAATACTGGTAGTTATTTTAAATTATATAAAAAGCGTTAGGAGGAAACAAAAATGGTACTACCAAGAATATCAATATCGCCTATGATGACAAAAGCAAAAGGAAAAGCTGAATCAGAAAAAAAAGAAAAAGAAACCACAAGTCCACTAGATTGGTCTCCAGGTGGAGGGCGAACAAAAACACTAAGAACATTAATAGCAGATGATGTGGCGAACGGTACTAGGATTATGTTAGGCGAAGTCCCAGATTTGTCTAAAGAAGATGTTATTAAAGGTGTTAAAGAATATTTTGCATTACAAAATCTTGATACTGCTTCGGTATCGAGATTAACATTTGCACAAAATAGTAACGAGATAGATGTACAAGCTGTATATCAATTAGGGAAATTAAAAGAAATAGCTCCTGATGTTGATGTTACAGAACTTAATACTGTAGCTGAAAATGCATCAGGTGCAGATGATAAAGCTAAATTTTTGAGGTCAAGACAAGATGAATTTAAAACTAAACAGGCTGCATATAATGTAGAAAAAGAAACTGAACAAAAAGAAGCAGGACAAGCTGAAGAAGCAAAAACTAAATATGGTGATGTACAAAAAATATATCAAGATTTAGGTTTAGAAGATATAATGACAGACGATGATGTGCAACAGTTTGCAACACAAATTGCACAAGGTAACATAACAAATATAGGTTTAAGAAACTTTCTACAACAACAACCTGAGTATTTAGCAAAACAATTTGAAATAGAACGAGCAGCAGCTAAAGAAGAAGCAGCAGTAGCACGTACAGAGTTAGGCCAACAGTTAGATACAAGTAGTTCTGAATTTTTAAAGAAAAAAGCATTGCCACAAATTGAGCGAGTATATTCTAGGTTAGGTGGTACAAATCGGGCATCAACAGCAGCAGCGTTAAGTGCAGCTACCGCAGATGTAGCAAAAGAAAGAGAGAATGTATTAGCGTCAGCAGGATTGCAAGATGCAGCTATGATGCAAGGGTATAGGCGTGAAGATTATTTAAACCAACAAAATGCAAATTATCAAATGGCATTACAGAATTGGTATAACATGACAGGCTTACAAAACATGCAAAAACAACAAACATATCAAGCAAACCAAAATAAATTAGCACAGATATATGGTACACAAGAACGACAATCTTCACAGAACTGGCAAGAATATATGGCTAATTTACAGCGTGGTTGGGCTAGTAAAGATCAAGCAGCAGCTCAAAAACAGCAAATGTGGGGAGCTTTAGCAGGTACTATAGGTATGGTAGGTATGGGTGCAGGAATAGGTGCATTATTTCCAGGTATAACTGCGGGCCAAGGAGCATTATCAGGGTTTGCAGGTATGCCATACACACAATCAAATCCATATACAAGGGCATAGGAGGATAACATGGCAGTAGATTGGGTAACACCATTGTTAAGCGGTATGCAAAAAGGTGCAGCAGGTGCTTATGGTGCTATGTTGTATGCTGAAGATGAGAAAGAAAAAAAAGCACAAAAAGAAATAGAGAATAAACGTAAAGAAAGAGAGTTTGCTGGTGATATGTTAGGAACATTAGACAAATATGGATTTACTCTTGATCCTTTACAGAAATATAAACTAGCAACTAACGCTTGGACAACATATGCAGGCACAGAGGTAACGCCTGATTATAACCAAATAGCGAATATAGGAACACAAGGATTAAGTAAAGAAACAGCGATGGCTCTTTTTAAAATGGCGGTTCCCAATGCTTCTAATAAAGAATTATTAAGTTTTGGCAATACTGTAGAGGGATTGCCATTAGATCAACAAAAACCATTTTTTCAACAATTAGACAAGAAAATGAATAAAACTATGGAAGGATTAAGCATAGAAAAACAGAACCAATATAACAAAGATGTATTTGCTAAAGCTAAAGAAATCGCACATAATTTAAATTGGGGATTAGTTAAAGGTGATCCTGACTATGATCCTGCAATATATAAATATAACGAATATAAACCTAACCAACAAGAAATAGATGATTCTATGAAAGCAGCTAAAAAATATATCCAAGGTGATATGGAAGGATACCAACAAGAAATAGAAAAACTAAGAAATATAGATAAAGAACCCGTAAGAACACAAATTAAGTTATGGATTCAAGATGGATATTCTGATAAAAAAATACAGAATAAATTGAAAAAACAAAAAATATCTCATTATACAGCGTATTATACAGAAATTCCAAAATTACGTGAAGGTGTTATGGATATTGAAGAAAAAGCAAAAAATAATTTTACTAAAGAAATAGAAATGTATAAAAAAACTGGATTGACTGATAGGGCAATAAAAGAAAAACTTAAAGAATTTAGGGGACAATTAGAGGCAACATTAAAAATGCCTGGTTTAACTCCTGAACAAATTAAACAAAACGAAACACTATTAGAACTAACAAAAAAATGGTTATAAGAGGATTAAATGGGATTATTTGATTTAATAGAACAACCAGATGAAGAACAAAAAGAACCTATTGAACAGCCTATTGAACCAGCTAAAGAGAGTTCTTTATTTAATTTAATCGAACAACCAACAACAAATATTCAACAGGGTCTTGAACAGCCTAAAATGTCGTTAGCTGATAGGTTTATGACTTCGTTTAAAGCTGCAACTCCAATAGGATTGGCAAGTAAAGCTAAAGAAATGTTACCTGAACCTATAGAACGAGGTGTTGAGAATGTACAACGAGGAGCTATGGCATTAGCTCCAAGGTTAGCAAAAACTCCAGCAGGATTAGCAAAAAGTTTCGCTGAACAAGAGAAACCTTTAGCTGAAAGACTTACTGAAACATTTCTACCTATGGGTCAGATACAACACAAACTTGCTCCCGTTATTGAAGGTTTAACTGATAAAATCTTACCACAAAAAGAAAAACCCAAAAGTATGTATGAACGATCGCAATTCGATAAGAAAATAATTGAGATAAGCGATAAAATAATAAAGAAGACTCAGGAATGGTCTAATAATAAAAACTTACAACAGATAGGTGATAAGCCTATGGATAAGTTTATGTATGGGTTAGGTAGTGGTTTAGCTTCGTTTGGAGCAGCAGCAGGATCAACACTAGCAACAGGCGGTAATCCTGCAATAGCAGCATTATTATTTGGTTCGATGCAATACTCTGATACTTATTTAAAATCAAGAGAAAAAGATAAATCAGTAGAAAAATCATTAGACGCAGCACTATTAGCAGGTGCAGCTGAAGGCGGATTGGAGTTTGTTGGGTTAGATTTATTTTTTAATAAGATAGGTAAACAAGCAGTCAAACAAGGTGGTAAAAAAATAACTAAATGGTTTAGTAATGTTGTTTTAAGAAGTTTAACTGAAGGTAGTCAAGAAGCTTCCCAGGAAATAGCTGGAGCAGCTATAGGTAAAGCATTTGATATTGAAGATAGAAAAACTCAACAAATATTAAACGATGTAGGATTTTCAGCGTTAATAGGTGGTGTTATAGGTGGTGGATCATCTATGGTATTAGATACTGCTAAAAATATTGGGTTAGAACAGAAATTATTAGAAGCTGGTGTCCCACCAAAAGATGTAGAAAATGTTATTGTTACTACACAACAAAAGATAAATGAAGAATTCAAAGATATAAAAGTAAGTAAAGAAGAAATTCAAGAAAGAAAAAAAGAGATTGAAAAACAAAAGAAATTCATGACCGATCAAGTACAATTATTGAAAGAAGCGGATGTTGCTAAAGAAGACTTACAAGGGTTTATTTTAGATAGAGATTTTGGTAGTCCTAAACTTAGGGAATTAATAACGAAATACGAGACAGGTGAAGTTGAAACTCGAGATGATATATTAGATTCTATTAAAGATAATTATAGGCAGTATAAGAAAAAAATAAGCAAGATTAAACCTGAACAGATAGAACAGCCTAAAACTGAAAAGCCTAAAACACTGGCTGAAAGATTAATAGCTGAACAGGAAGCTAAGAAAGAAGAGCCTTTAATAAAAGAAGCTAAGAAGTATAAGACGGCTGAGGAGTTTGTGAAGGCACAGACAAATGCAGTAAGGCAAGGTGCAATAGATAAAAATGGAGCATATTTTTCAACAGAAGGAACTTCAACTTATTTTGATTTAGAAAATACAAGAGCATTAAAATATAATATATCAGATGCGAAATTAGTACAAAGCGGAACGCCAGAAATGAGAGCAGTATTAGAAAATGCCAAAAAACTAAAAAACACACCAGAAGAACTACAAAGAATAAATGATGCATTAAAGGCAGACAATTCAGCCGACAATTTTGTTGACTATATGTTATTTGACGAAGTTCCTTCAATCAAAAAATCGGCAGAACAATTGAAATATGATGGAGTAAAAATATGGGAGAACGATGACATAGCAGATCCAAGTTCTGTGTTTATATGGAATACCAATATAATCAAAACCAAATCCCAACTAACCGACATTTGGAACAAAGCCAATCAAAAGGCAAAAGAAGTTAAAGTTCCAATAGATTTAAAGCAAAAAGTAAAAGAAACTGCTGAATCTTTAAGAGATAAAGAAATCCAAGAATATGAGTTTAGCAAACAAGATGATATATTAAATAAGATAAAAGAAAAAGGTGGATTAGATATAAAATTCTTTAAAGGGAAAGAAGAAGTTAAGGATATTCCCCAATATGTTAGAATGCAGACATTTAAAAAAGGCGGGTTAGATTTAGATGATATGGCAGCTAGACTAAATATTGGAGAACAAGAGTTATTACAACAGCTTAAAGATTATGAACCTGTATCAAAACCTAAAGGAACAGAGACTTTTTATGAAGATGCTAAAGATATAATTAAACAAGAGATAGGTGAAGATGAATATAATA